GCAGGCGGACAGCCGACAATCCTAGACACTAGGGGATAACCCGTGTCCGCATTTGACGCTGGTGCCTTTGACGCCGGGGCGTTTGATGCTGGTGTAGGGGCGCAAACGCTCCTCCCGAGCCTAGTCACCAATACAAATACCATATACGCCGCGACGGTCACGCGCGGGGCAATAACGCTTACCCCCGGTTTGCTGACCAACAGCAACACCATCTACTCGCCCACGGTCACCGGGGCTGGGCCCGCCCAGACGCTCAACCCGAGCCTGCTGACCAACAGCAACACGATTTATGCGGCGACGGTCACGCGTGGCGCGGTGACCCTCAGCCCCAATCTGCTGACTAACGGCAACACCTTCTACGCGGCCACAGTGGTTCCGGGCGCGATCAATCTGCAGCTGGCCCTGCTGATCAACAGCAACACCTTCTACGCCGCGACGGTCACGCGCGGGGCGGCGACGATCAGCCCGCCCCTGCTGACTAACAGCAACGCCATCTACGCGGCGACAGTAAGCCCCGGAGCGATCACCCTCCAGCCGCCGCTCCTAAGCAACAGCAACACCATCTACGCGGCGACGGTGACTGCGGGGGCCGCCACGCTGCAGCCGCCGCTGGTCAGCAACAGTAACACCATCTACGCCGCCACAGTCGTCCCCGCCGCGACCACGCTCAGCCCGCCCCTGCTGGTCAACAGCAACGCCGTCTACGGTCCGGCAGTCAGCCCCGGCACCGCGACGGTGCAACCGCCGCTACTCTCCAACCCGAACGCCTTCTACGCCGCGACAGTGACCGTAGGGGCGGTTACGCTCAGCCCGGGCCTGCTGGTCAACGCCAACCAAATTTACGCGCCCGTCGTCATCCCCGGCACGGGCACTATCGCCGTACCGTTCGTCGAGAACGTCAACGCCTTCTACGCGGCGTCCGTCATCCCGTCTGCGGTTACGGTCAATCCGCCGCTGGTCACCAACGCCAACCAATTATACGCGCCGCTGGTCGAGGACGACTACTTCCTCGGGCCACCACTCGTCGAGAACGTAAACACCCTCTACGCCCCGACGGTTGTCCCCGCCGCGACCACGCTCAGCCCGCCGCTGGTCACCAACACCAATCAGTTCTACGCGGTGCTGGTCGAGGATGACTATCTCCTCGGCCCCCCGCTTGTCGACAACGCCAACCAATTCTACGCCGTTACGGTCACGCGCGGTGCGGTCACGCTGCTGCCGTTACGCGTCAACAACACCAACATCTTCTATCCGGCGGCACTGCTGGCGGATCAGGAGCTGCGGCCCGCGCGCTTCGACAACGACAATGAGTTCTACCCCGCCGCCGTCCAGTCGACGTACACCCTCACGCAGGCGCTGCGCTTCAACAATATCTCGGCCATCTACGGGCCGACTGTCGTCGCGCTGCCGCCGATCCTCCAGCCGCCGCTGGTCGTCAATCCGAACGGCTTCTACGGCCCCTACATTCTGGCCTTCCCGCCACCCGATTTCCCGTCCCCAGATCAGCGGCAGGACATGCCCACGATCCCCGAGACGCCGCGAACCACTGTCGAAATCCAAATCTTGGCGCGCATGCCCGCGCCGGCGATCCCCGAGCTTGCACGGCAGCCTATGCCCGAGAGCAGCAGCCCAAGATTGCCGATGGTGTTGTGATGGTTTACGCGGGCAACTTTTTTTGGTATTCATGCGGCGCTAGAAATGCTTGCCTTCACTGGCGAGCTGCTGCGTCTTGTTAGCGAGCGGAGCTTATGGCGTACTCAGGAACAGTCTCTCAGACCCAATTCAACACGCGCCGCGTGATTGAGAATGCGGCGCGGCGGTGCAAACTGCCGGCGCAATCACTGACGCCTGAGCATGTCGACATCGCGAACGACCAGCTCTTCCTCCTCCTGTCGGATCTCGCCAACAGGGGCATCCAACTCTGGTGCGTCCAGAAGAACATCTACCCGCTGTACGACGGCCAGTCGCAGATCATCACCTACACCGGCACGGTCGACATCCTGAACAGCAACCTGCGCACGCTGCAGCAGGCCACCGGCGTAACGACGACCGGCGCGCAGTTCTCCAGCACCGATTTCACAACCCCCACCATCGTCTCGACAGTCGGCATCAAGTGGTCGGCGGCGTCAGTCCCCTTCGCCCTGCAGCGCAGTGACGACGGCGCGGCGTGGGAGACCGTGCAGCTGGAAAACCAGACCGCCTCGGCCGGGGAGTGGACGTGGTTCGATCTCAGCACGGTAGTCGCTTCGCGCTACTTCCGCGTGCTGGCGACGTCCGGCACCCTGTCCTACGAGACGATCTACCTCGGCAACACGCCGACGGAGATCCCCCTCGCCCGCCTCAGCCGCGACGACTACACGAACCTGCCCAACAAGGCATTCCTCTCCAACCGCCCCCTGCAGTATTGGCTCGACCGCCAAAGCCTGTCGCCGGTCATGAACCTCTGGCCCGTGCCCAACGCGGCGGCCGAGGTGAAGCAGATCGTCGTCTGGTGCCAGCGCCACATCATGGACGTCGGGACCATGACGCAGGAGATCGAGGTGCCGCAGCGCTGGTATGAGGCGATCGTGGCCATGCTCGCCGCACGCCTCGCCATGGAGTATATCGAGGTCGACGCGGGCCTCATCGGCCTGCTTGACCAGAAGGCCAAGGAGAGCCTCTACTTCGCCCAGCAGGAGGAGCGGGACAACAGCCCGATGATGATCCTCCCTGACTTCAGTATGTACACACGCTAATGAAAATATGCGGCATATACATGATCCGCCACCGTGAAAGCGGAAAGGCGTATATCGGACGCTCTGTCGACATCCATGCGAGATGGCACGGCCACCGACACGACGCGTTTAAGCGCAAAACAGGTAACGCGATCCACCGAGCGCTTCGTAAGTACGGCGCAGAGGCATTCGACTGGTTGGTTTTAGAGGAAATCGAAGAGATACGTCTTGTCGAGGCGGAACAGCGGCATATAGACACGCAAAAAACGTTGCGTCCCAATGGGTATAACGTGGGCGGTACGGCCGGAGGCTTCCCTTCAAGAGCGCTAATTGATGCTATGTGTCCTGATCAGCGCGCGTATTGGGACGAGGTTATGGCCCGCGTCAGCCGCGCAGGCACGGAGGCTTTGGCGAATAAACGTAAAAATCCTACGTACGAAAAAGAGTATCTTGCTAAGAGAAGCGCCGCTTCCTTGAAGCGCGAGGCTAATATCCGCGCAAAGAAGGTTGCGGATGCCGAATACGCTGCGGCGGATTTGGCCCGCCGTCAAAACGCTGCGCGTAAAAACCCCCGCAACAACGCCGTACTCGCTTCTGCGACCTTCGCAAAACGAATGGCGTCCGACCCAATTTATGCCGCTACTATTCGAGAAAATCGCGCGGCTGCTGCACGGGCGCGCTGGGCTAAGCACAACGCCACGCAGGAGACGGCTCATGCCAGTGTTTCTTAACACGCAGGGTAACCCTACCCTCGGAATTGCAATTTGCAGCCGCTGCAGCCGCAAGTTCCCCCTGCACGAACTGCAGTCCGACCCGAATTACCCCGGGTTGCGCGTCTGCCGCGCAGACCTCGACCAGTTCGACCCCTATCGCCTGCCAGCCCGGCAGACCGAGAAAATATCGCTGCCCTTCTGCCGGCCTGACACGCCACTGGATGGGGTTTGAGAATGAGTAAGCCCGAGGCGCGCTCCCCTTGGGTCGAGGCGGCACCGGCGGTGTTCTTTCCCCCACTGCTGGTGCCGCCCATATATGGAGAGAAATTGTGATTGAACAACTTATCAGTCGGGTTTTTTACGCGCGCAACCTCGCGCATTGGAACCACTGGCGCACGAAGAGCTTCAGCCAGCATCAGGCGCTGGGCGCGTTCTATGACGACGTCATCGATGCGATCGACAGCCTCGTCGAGGCGCATCAGGCCGTGAACGGTCTGGTCGGCGCGATCCCGTCCCCAAGCTCGACTGGCTCGGACGTACTCAAGATCCTGAAGGCCGACGCCGAGTGGATCGAAGAGCATCACGAGGAAATCTGCGGCGGCAATCGCGCCGTGGGCAATCTCGTCGACGGCGTCACTGACGTATACCTCCGCACGATCTACAAGTTGGAAAACCTGAAGTGACGCAGGAGATAATCAACTGGGTTTTCGGCGGCTTTGGCGCGGCCGTGGGCTGGATCCTGAAGGTCGTGTGGGACGCCCTCAAGGAGCTGCGGCAGGACGTCAAGCAGATCGAGCGCGACCTGCCCGAGGTCTACGTCCGCAAGGACGACTTCCGCGAGGCCGTGCGCGAGATCCGCGACACCATGAAGGAGTTGCGCACGGACATGAAGGCGGGCTTCGACAAGGTCGACATGACGCTGGGCGGCATCTTCAAGCGCCTCGAGCAGAAGGAGGACAGGGAGTAGTGGGCTCGCGGTTTCTCAAGCACACCCTCATCGTGGCGGCTGCCCTGCTGCTTTTGGGCTGCAAGGACCGCTATCGCTACTATTGCCAAGACCCGGACAATTGGGAGGCGGAGGAATGTCAGAAGCCCAAGTGCGTAGCGTCTGGCTACTGCACCGAGTATCTGATTACGACTGAAGAGACTACAGATGAAACCCCTCGATGAGTGGACGCCGGAGGAACTGTTGAGATTTATCGTGGGCGTGGTCCTCTCGGTCACGCTCATGTTCATCGTGGCGACGGTGCTGTATTCGCTGATTTTCGTGTCGCAGCCAATGGACGGGCAGGCACCTAATGACGCAGAGTTTTTTAAGCTGATCAACCCGATCGCGACATTCATAGTCGGCGCACTGGCGGGGTTGATGGCAGGACAGGGCGGCAGGTTCGCGAAACCCCCGTCGAAGGATGACGAAGGAGAAAATGATGAGCTTCCTTAAGAGTTTTGAAAGCGGGCAGGACGGCGTCAACGACACCGTCGAGTTCGTAATCCGCGTGGCCATCGTCACGCTGGCGGCCGTCATCCTCGTGGTGGTGCTGGCGCTTGCCGTCGGCCTGTTCGTCCCGAATGACGTCATCGACGGCGCGGCCATCCTCGAGGTAGTCAATCCCGCCTTCCAGACCATCATCGGCGCATTCGTCGGCCTGCTCGGCGGCCTGAGCCTCAACGCCAACGCGCGTGAGACCGCGCCCGAGGCACCGGAGGAGCCGGACGCCCCCGCGCCTGAGCCTGAAGCGCCCAAGGCCTACAGCGACCCGCAGGGCACCGTCTTCATCGACACGCCCGAAGAGGACGACGAGATGGAACCGTGGGAGAAATACCGTAACGACCTGCGCTACGACGCCAACGGCGACGGCGTGGTCGACGAAAGTGACTTTCCTGATTGGCGGAGTGCTGGCAAATGAGCCTTGTAAATCTACAGCAAAAGATCGGAGTGACGGCAGATGGCGCGTTCGGCCCGGGAACATTTAAGGCAGCTGCGGCTTTCTATAAGCTATCACCTAATCGGGCTGCACATTTCTTTGCTCAAACGGCGCATGAAAGCGGCGGCTTCAAGGCGTTCAGCGAAAATCTGAACTACAGCGCGAAGGGCCTGCGCGGCATCTTCCGCAAGTATTTCCCGACGGACGCCCTCGCCAACGCCTACGCCCGCCAGCCGATGAAAATCGCAAACCGGGTCTATGCCAGCCGCATGGGCAACGGCCCCGAGAGCAGCGGCGACGGGTGGAAGTATCGCGGCCGTGGCCCGCTCCAGCTTACCGGCAAGGACAACTACCGTGCGTTCGGCCGGTACATCGGGCGCGAGCAGGAGGTGTTGGACAACCCAGACCTCGTGGCCAATGAACTGGGCTTCGAGAGCGCGCTGTGGTTTTTCGACCACAACAAGCTCTGGTCGATCTGCGATCAGGGTGTCGGCGACACCGCCATCCT